GTTTTTTTTCTGTATCAGATTTTAATAATTTAAAATCTTCATTTAATTTATTCTTATCTTCTTTTAATAATGCTAAAATTTCCTTTTTTGTCTCCTCATTTAATGAATTAATATATTCATTAACTTTTGTGTTAACAACTTTAACCATTGAACTTATTGGCAAGTTAATTTTATTTTCATTAATTTTAATTGGTTGTGTCAATGTATTTAAAATATTTTTTTTGATTTCAATTAATTCTTCAATACTTTTAGTTGATTCATAAACCAATTTATCAATATTTTCATATTCATTATTATCCAGTTTATTTAAGATGACAGGTATTTTAGATTTATTAATTAATTTCTTAGCCCAATCAATTCCCTCATCCAGATAAGTTTTAGCAGCACTTTCACTTAATCCCCTTGGTTTTGATAAATCACCATATAACACATATAATTTGGATAAATTTTTATCACTTAATATATGCTTTTTAAAATTTTTTATGTTTTCTTTAAAAATCTTTTTATCTTTTACAGATTCTGAAAGATTATTTTCAATAATTGTTTTTACTTTACCAAATTTCATATTTTTCTTTTTTTTATAAATATTATGAACCTAATAACTTTTTTAGTTCGTTTTCTAAATCACCCAAAGATTTTTGACCTTTTGATAATGGAATATAATTTGCACCATTAAATTTGTTATTTTCAAGTAAAATATTCAAATTTCTATCTCTTGATTCTGGAGTTAAACCTGAATCTGGTGGTGGCGCTCCCGTATCTAAACCACCCATATCAGTACCTTCTGGTGGTGGTGGAGGGGCTCCCATATCCATACCACCCAAATCCATACCACCCATATCAGTACCTCCTGGTGGTGGAGGTGCAGCACTAGCAGTTGTTGTACCACCACTTACTGTACCATATAATTTATCAATATTATCAAATAATCCAGTTTTCTTAATAATAAGAGGTGTTTGTTTTAATTCTTCACCAACTGCTCTTTCAATTCTCTGTTGTTGCAAATCTAATCTAATCTCTTCATCAGAAAAACCAAAAATATGTTTTTTAGCCCATGTTGCTGAAACTGGTGAAATACCTGAACCAGGATCTGTAACAGCATCCCTATACAACCCAATCTTTTCTTTCCAAACATCAATTTTTAATAAATCTGATTGTGTTGATGGATTGGTTAATCCCAAAGTAAAATTAGATATTTCATCCTCAAAACCCAATAAGAATAAATGAATAATTGCAATTTTATTCAATTCAGATATCATACATTTTTGTATCCTATTTATTGTTCTAGCAAATCTAATATCTTGTAATGCTAAAGTTTTTCCTTCACCAGCAACATCTTCAAAACCCAAGAATGTTTTTGGTATCCTTAATGCTGTAACTAATTTTTTCTGGATATACTCTATATCTGCTATTTCTCCAAGATTTCCAGCACCAGCTAAAGTTTCAATTGGACTTGCTTGTCCAGGGTCTCTTACTGGTACAAAATAATCTTGGTCAACAGCCATTTGATTATATCTCATATCCACATTACCTGTTTTACTATCAACAATTTGTTCTCTTTTGAATTTATTTGCAACACGTTGTACATATGCCTCAACATCATTATCATCCATATTACCAACAAAAACTTTAAATACCCTACGTTCAGGTGCTCTTGATGTTCTATATATTAACATAGCATCTTCTGCCAATAAAAGTTGTTTCCAAATACGTCTTGCTTTTTCCAATAAAGATGTACCATAAGGTAATTTTCTATCATCACCCAATATTCTAAAGTGTGCAATTTCCCAAGGTTGGAATTCCATTTGTTTGTTTTTCCATCTAAATTTCATAGATTGATTTTCAGATGACATTTCACCATATGCTGGTGATTTATCTGTACTACCTGGTTCTAACCTTTCTATTTCTATATTGGGTAATTGATTGCAACCAACAATACCTTTTTCTGGATCCAATTTTAAATAAACAAAATTATCACCAAATTTAGCAGTATTCCTAGTCCACATAGGTAATGATGTGTTTATATCCAAAACATTATTAAATAAATCAGTTAATACTGATTTAATTCTTTTTGATTCAGAATATATTTGTAACATATGACCATCTTCATTTGCTGTTGTTGATTCTTCAGCATATATATCTAATGCTGCCCCAATTTCTGGAGTATACTCCATACTTTCAAAATCATAAACAGATGCTAATCTTGTAGGTTCATAATATACAGCTTGGGTATATAAGTGGTTATCAATCTTTGCCCATTGATTTGATAAATAAAATGATTGCTGGGCTTGTAATTTTTCCCTTTCATACTCATCTTTATTCTGTGTTCTTAATAACTCTTTTTTATCAAATTTGTATGTTGGAATATCTTGATTTAAAAGAGAATTTGGTCCAAAAGTTGCAGATAACCTTTGCCAAACTGTTAGATTTTCATTATTACTCATAATATATTATATTTATCTTACACCAAATAACCAATTATATTTTTGGTAATCATTTACATTTGGTGTATTTATGGTTTTATTTCCATTTCCATTTGGTATCATTGGATTAAAATATAATGATTGTTCTGTATATGTATTTGTATATGAACTCCAAGAATTAATCATTGCCTTTGTGTGGTTTGTAACTTTTTCCAAAACTTGAAAAGACTTTTCTGCAACATAAGTAGCCATTGCTATTGCCATAATACAATCATCATGATGCCCCTTTTGGTGATCTGGTCTTCCATTTATATATATAAAGGTATTCATTTCATTGTATAGTCTATTTGAATAAATTTTAAAGCCATGCCTTAGTGCCTCTTCATAAGATGCAATCATTTGAACTCTTTTATTATTAAAATTTATTCCAGGAATTCTTTCATACATTTTTGGATCATACTTCCATTTATTATTTGTATCAACATTATCATAATATAAACTTGGATAATTCATTTCTTGTAATTTCCTAGATGTTGCAACTCCCATTCCCCCAGTCAAATCAACAACAACAAATGCCCTATACATTGTACACCATTTATAAACAACTTCTGCTAGTATGTCTGGGGGTATTTTACCCACATATTCCAATACTTGTTCTTGTGTGTCAAAATCAATAATCTGTATTGTTGAAAAATCTTCTGAATCCCCCCTAGATACATCAACACCTGCAACATACCTATGCCCATTTTCTGGTTCTTTAAACATCCATAAACTATTACCCATTAATTTTGATATGGGGTTAGCCAATTGATTTTTTAAAATATTTGTCAATAATTCTGAATCAAATACATTATCACCAGAACCCAAGAAATTACTTTCAATCTCTTGTGAAACTTTTCTTTTATCATATTTCAATTTCTTCACCATCCCCTCATACCAAGATGAACATGGCTTATAACCTTCTTCAATATATTCAATTACTTTTTGATGGTCTCTTTCATATGAATTTTCATGGGATAAATCTATTATATCATCTTTGGTATATTCTTCTTTATTCAAAAGATAATGAATCATATCTTTTGTCTTAACCATAAATAAATCTTTTGTATATCTTGGATCCCTATACCAAACCATTTCAGTAATCTTGAACTCATTCATATTACGCAATGCTTGGTCATATATCTCATAATATATTCTATCATAACCATTTGGGGTTGATATTACAACAACCTTACCCCCAGTTGAAAGTGAAGCCATAGAAGCTGCCCAGAAGTCAGGGTCAGCATCAATATAAGCAGCCTCATCAAATATTAATGTGGTTGGAGTATATCCCCTTAATGCATCTTTTGATGTTGCTACTGCTTTAACCTCACAATCATTATTTAATTTAAAATGCCTTGCTGAATTTTTTTCAGATGAAAATCCAATACCAACCCAATTAGGCCATTGTTCTGTAAAATGCCTAACCTTATTAGCCATCTCAACAGCAGTATCCAACTTGTTGGCAATAATTAATATTTTTTCAGGTTTATTCCTATTTGCAAATGCCAATCTTTTTGATATCCAAGCTGCTGTAACTGTTGATACTCCTGCTTGTCTATACTTTAATGCAATATTTTCATTATATAAATCAAAATCTTCAATCAATTTTACTTGGTCTGGAAATAAATCTAATGGTACATATCTTTTTGCTGTATTGTCATAAGTTTGCAAGTATGTCTTTAAACAATATGGTGTACTTTTTATACATTTAGCTGATTCAATCAATACTTGATCTTTTGTCATATTTTGTTTTTTATATAAATACATACAAAATAAAAAAACCCCCAAACTAATTAAGAATGGGGGTTAATTCTATGAAAAATAAAAATTAATTTAACATATTTGCATCTTTCAGATTTTTCAATAATTGTGATAAACTAACATCAACATAATCATTTGGGTCAAAATTCTTAACTTGTTTACCACCAGAATATGTATTATCTGGGGTGTTTGTATCATCATCTTGGTCACCTAATCCACCATCATCAAATTCTTCTTCATATTGACTCATTAAATAATCAATATATCTTTGCTTACTTTCTCTTGCAGCAGCAACTAAGTTTTTAAATTCATTTTTAGCATATGAATTATCACTAGAATCATTTGATATAACATATTTCATTAAATCAAGAAATTCTTTTGCTGGTATTTTATATAATTCAACAAAAAAGAAATTTATTAACCCAATATCTGATTTATCTAAAACATCCATTGGTAAAATATTCCTTATCTTCTTTAAGATGGCTGGACCAATTCTTAAACCCTCTGTTTCTGCTTTTAATGTATCTGCTTGACCTAATGTCATATTAGCCATATTGGTGTCAGATGGGTAACCTTGTCTTGCTAATGCTTCTTGAATACCCTTACCTATCTCATGACATAGAACTGGAAATATAAACCCAGCAGCATTTATAACAGTTTTTAATTCATTTGTTTCTTCATCTTCTTCATCTTCAACTTCAACAGCACCAGCAACTCCACCACCACTACTAGCAGCATCCATAAAACTTTCATTTAAATAATAAAAATAAAGGTCAATTAATGGTAATGTTGATTTATATAATTGAAATAATCTTGGATTAATTTCATCCAATCTTGCTTTAACTTCTGGTTTTTCATAAATGTATTGTACTTTTTTTGCAACCCCACCAATTAAAGCATTGATAATATCTCTTTTAAAAACTTCATCATCTAAAACCTCTTGTTCTTCAAAAGTTAATTCATCTTCTATGTCCTCTTTATCTTTTTTCATTTTACCCACTACATCACTACCTGGCATACCTAATGTTGCATTAATAGTAAATGTTTCATCTGAAACTTCCATCTCATTTAATGTTTCTTCTACTGCTATTTCTACCAATTCACTACTATTTGATTGTTCAATCTGCTGAATTGCTTGAACATTTCTCATCATAGTACTTGATATTATACTAGCCAATTCATTTGGGGTTAAATCATCCTTGCCGGTCATATTTCTAACCTTTTCAACCAATTCATTAAATGAATCACTATATAATTTTTGAACATCAGCAGCACCCCTCTTAAAGGCAGGATTTCTAGCAAACATACTATTAGGGTCTGCCAACTTCTTTTCAAGTCTTGGATCCATCCTTTCAGAGCCACTATAATTTAATTGCTCCTTTAATTTTCTTTTTATTAATTTATCTATATCCTTCATTATTTTTCAAAATTTATTAAGTCCATAATATTATCTATGATAGCATTTTTTGCTTTTTCAGGTGAGATTGCTTTTGGTGTTGGATTAACTTTTGGATTTGGGTTAATAAATGGATTATCCCTTCTTGTTGGTTTTGTAGTTGGTTTTGCTGGCTTCACAACTGGTTTTGTTGTTGGTGCATCATTTTCTCTTAAATGTTTCAATAATGCACTTTTGGTCACCTTTGGTTGTGAATAAGATTCAATCATTCTATCCATTTCATTTTCAATAAAAACATCAATTGGATTTAAACCCTCTTTTACACCTTTTTTAACATCCATAACACATCTTTCGTATTTTTTAAGTTGTGGTTTTGTCCACTCACTTCTTTCAGATGTGCCAAATTCTTTTTTTAATTGTGCTGTACAAATTGCCCAAGGATTTTTTGGTTGTGACTTCTTCTTTGCCTCACCCATTTCTTTTTTCTCAAGTCTAACATTATAACCTTGGGCAACTAATTGCTTTGCCTTTGGTTCATTTTTAGTTATAATACTACCCTTCATTGGTGTAGTTTGTTCTTTAACTAATTTTGAATATAAATAATTTATATTACTGTCAGACATATTTCTTAATGTCCGCATTGAAAACCCCCCCTCTAAAAGGGATATAACTTTTTCATTAATTTTCATATACCATTGTTTTTTCAAATTCTAATACTAAATCTCTTTCATATAGTTTATTTTTTATTTCTTGTTCAGTTTCACCAAACTTGAATACCAATCTATTTTTAACATCTTCATTAACCTCCCATCCTAATGCAATAACACCATCAACAGAATCAATCATTGAAAAATAATCCGAATTTTGTATTAAATATAATGATACATCTTCTGTTGTTAATTGTCCAACTTTTGTAATATATTTTAATTCTGGTGGTTTTGGATATCCATTTGATGGTTTGGCTTCCCAATTTTCACCCCAAACTGAATCAGAAGATGAAAATATAAATTCATATATAAAATCACCTTTATAATTAACACCTAATGAGTTTATGAAAACTAATCTATTCATTATATGATATCTCCTTTTTTATTTATCTTAACAGTTCTTTCATTTAATTTCAATATAATGTTCCCCAAGTTGGATTTGCCCATAACTTTAAATCTTTTATATTTATTTAAAAAACTTTCAGCA